AATAATTTTGCCAAACGTTTAAATTCCTTTTTAGCTGTTTCATCAAGCCACGACGGCGGGTTCACATGCGCGGCGCTCATTTTCATTTTTTCTTCTTTTTCTGCCCGCCGTTTTAGCTCATTGGTGTTTTTCTTTGCTGGGTTGCCCTGGAGCAATTGCAAGCGTGCATTTTTTGCTGGCGTCGGCATATTATCACCACCCTTCGTAAACTTTTTGAAAATTTTGGCTGAACTGGCCGGCTAAAAAATATTGATCGGCGGCAATATTGTGAAGGTAGGTGCGCACCGTTTATATGACGACGGGCTTTTCGATTTTGGAGGCAGGGGGGCTACCCAATCACCTCGTTGTTTGCGTAAAATTTGAAAATATCTTTTCGCCGCTTCGGTTTTTTCTCACCGCCTGGCTTTTCCGGGTGCTCTTTGTTGTGGCATGCCGGACAAATCGTTTCCAGATTGTCCATGTCAAGCGCCTTTTCCGGTGCATCCTTGAGCGCTTCAATATGGTGCACGATGTTTGCCTGCGTGATGATGCCACGTCTCAAGCACTCCTGACACAGATAATGGTCCCGGATGAGCACAGCCTTCCTGCACCGTCTCCACGCTGATGATGCGTAGAATTGTTTGGCTGATTCGTCAGTGTACCTAATCATCCACAGCATCAATATCCTTTAGCTCATCCGCCAGTGCCTTTGCATGCCGAGCAATTGCATCAAGCTTTTGTGTCAGCTTGCTACTGTCAATGTCAACCGTTACATGCATTTCAGATAATGGTTTATGATCCGTTTCCTTTGTGCCATGTAGATTTGGCCTGATTCTCGCGCTTGGAATGTCCATCATTTCCTTCTAATAGCTCCCCTCCTGCGTTCGTATATGTCCCGATGTATGCCCATTAATTCTTCCCATTCGTGCATACTTGATGGAGGTTTGCTATCTCTCATATGTGCACGAAACTTCTTACGCTGTTCGTTTGATAACCGTTCATTTAGTTTCATATCCCATCCNCCGCTCGTTTGTATATTAAAAGCGCCCATCCATATGGATAGACGCTTGAGGCAGAACCACCAAATGCTGTTTCCGCAGCATTTTTAATTCTTTCGATACTACAATAATATCAGGTTAAAAGACGAATGATCATCACAGTTTCTTTATAAATCATTCGCGTTTTCTTTATTTTGTCTTTGCGAAATNCTCTGCCGAATTTTTTATTGTTCTTCTTAAAGTATTCTGTCCTACAGGTGTCAAATTTACAAAATCAAGCCTCTCATGTAGTTCTTCAAGATAATAATCTTTCAACAATCTTCCAATAGAGGCATTAAAGAATAAAGAAGCAAATGCGTCAACTCCGGCAAAGTCGAGTACAATTTTTTGATTTTCCTTAATATGATCCATTATTACTTTGTATAATATGTCTCCATTTCTTTTTGAAAGACCACTCCTACCTATATGCTCTCGAACGTATATTCTAGTCATAGAACGCTCCCTCCTTAAATAATGAAAAACCCGCCTGTATACTCTTCTCGCCTATTTTTTATAAACTTCAATTCGCATTGCGATAGCAAACTTATAAAACATTCGTGGCTTAAACTTTGTATAGTAATAGGTTTCTCCCATTCCTAGCTTGTTGTATACTTCATAATCATAAAGTTCTTCATCTCCCATGTACTTTAGAATAAATGCCTCTCTCTCGCGCGGAGAAAGCCTATTTACCGCCTTCGCAAACCGGGTAATGTATTCCATCCTCTCACGTTCAAAGTCCGCCATACGGATTGCTGAGTCCTCTGTGGACGAGTGAAAAGCATTTGTGTTTGTCGGCGGAATCATGGAATAACTGGCTGTTATCTTTGGCAAAAACTCATCTTCTGTTTGAAGTGAGTAATATCTATATTTTGCAATGGCTTTTTCGACGTTTTTTTGTGTGGCATCTCTATCTATTTCGGGAATCAACAACGATAATTGGTCTACCATTCCAAGCCCTCCCAGTGTAAAATATAGGTAGCTGAACAAATATTTTACGGACTAGGGAAAGCCTGGTCTTTTTTTGTTTCAATCTACCCCTGTACTTCCAAAGCCTTTGTTACTTCGCTCTGTATCGCTTAATTTGTCTACTTCTTTGAAATCCATTTTAGCAACCGGAGCAATAACACCTTGCGCAATTCTGTCGCCTTTGCGGATGATGTACGTTTCATTCGGATAGATTTCGCCGTCCGTCCGATAATCGTTCCCGTCAATATGCGAGAGATATGGCACAACATTTTCGAACGGATCCTCGGCAATATTATCGACAATCACGCCAACCTCTCCGCGATATCCTGCATCGACGGTGCCCAGTTGCACACGCAATTTTGTTTTTAACGTGATGCCTGACCGTGGCCGCACCTGTAATTCATATCCTGCTGGTATTTCAAATGCAAGGCCTGTTTTTACGAGTACCGTTTCACCTGGCTTGATAGTGACATCTTCCACAGCGACAAGGTCAAAGCCTGAATCGCCAGCATGTGCATATTTCGGAATCACTGCATCCGGATGCAATCGTTTAATTTTGATACTCATTCCTTCATTTCCCTCCTCAACAATCTTTTTAATTTTAAATTTTCCCTTATCTCTGCCGACAATTTTTTACGCAGTATGGCATTTTCTTTCGCCATATATTGCAGGCCGTCCAGCAATTCTTCGATAAGCATTTGCTGCCAATCGTAAGCATCATCCGGGCAGTCATCCAGCGTCTGCCCATATGTTTCACATCCTTTTGAAATACGGGCATTTAGATTCCTAGCAATCATAATCATTATTTTTTCTGCGATATCTGAACTTGCTAACCTTGCCATTTTCTCGCTCCCCTATACTGATTTTTGTGAATAAGCGCGTACTCTTGGCCGCTTACCATAATTTTTGTCGGCAGTCCGCGCTTTACCTTAAGCACAGTAACGACAGGACGATATTTATCGCCTTTTTTGCGTGTCTTCATTTTTTTGCACCTCGTGTAAGGCACGTTTTCGGCAGGATGCCTTGTTTAATTAAATCCTTGTCCCGTATGCCATGGCGACTTTTCCAATATTGAAGGGTTCTAAGTTTAATATTTTTAATTCTCGCGATTTCTCGTACTTGTAATCCTTTTTTTCGCAAATTTATATATTCTTCCATTGTTATATTTACTTTGCTTTTTTCGGAGTGTTTGCCCATGTGCCTAGCGTTGTAAATTAGTTTTTTGAATTCCTTGCTTTTAGGATCCATGTCTAATGATTTGGCAATGTCCTTTTCTTCTACTCCTCTTCTAAGTAAATAGTTTAATTCGCTAATTTTCATATCATATCCTTTCTCCAAAACTTTTATTGTTCGCCATGTATAGATTGCGTTCATTTTTTCACCGCCTTCATCATTTTTGCTGTCCATTGGTTAACCATCTTTACGCCGGCAAATCTTCTTTTTCCATCCGCCGTGTATTCAAAATCCTTCCGCCATTCGCCCGTGTTCGTAATAGGGGAAATCAGTTCATATCCGCGTTTCTGCAAGTCCTCCACAGCTTGCTGTATTTCTTTTTTAGTCCGTCTGTGTAACGTTACCGGGTACATATTATTTAGCCCTCACTTTCGGTATTTCGGTTCCGCCCATTCGCTTGCAATCCATCCCGTGCCGGCTAGAACATATTTTGTAAAGGGAACAGTGTGTCAAGCACACCATTTCCCTATCTTCCTTTATCATCCACGGCTTGCGATCATCTGCCAAAATTACTTTGTTGTTCAAAGGCATCACCTCTTTTTATAGTTTTGTACGCTTTTTCCAATTCGCTTAAAGATAGCTCATACAGCTGCTTACCATCAGCCGTTTTAAAATAGCCGAGTGCAAGCAATTTTTCTTTCAGTTCGTCTTTACGCTGTTCAATTTCATTAAATGCCNCCCTTTTATATTCCTCCTTTTGCTACATTGGTAAGATGCTCGTATTTTTTCTTAAGTATTTGAATGGTTTCTTGGACTGCGATCATAGCATTTCTCCATCTTTGCGCTTCTGCTTCCGCCAGTGCTTCATTTCGTCTTGCTTCTGCACCGATCNCCTCCGCGGCCGCTTCCTTTTCTTTTGCTGTTTTGTACGTCACACCATCAAGTTCAGCACCGTAAACAATGGCGCTTGCGATTGTTTCCCGCCTTTTGGCTTCTGCCAGTTTCCAGGCTTTCACGGATTCGGCGTGAAGACCGCCGATGATCTCCAGCNCCTGTCCGTAGATGGAAAGCTTGTCCATTAATTCTTTTGGTAGTTCCTCATTTAGTGCATTCGCCTTCTTGTAAAGCTGCGCAAGTTTTTCAGCGCGGTTCATAAAATCTTCGTCCAATCGTTATTAATAAATCGGATCCGCACTGGCTCCAGGATGTACGATCCCTTCCCAAAGCTTTGCATATTTCCGTATTTTGTACCGCAGCTTTCACAATTAACAACTGTTAACNCCTTCAAATGTTTAAATGCGTTATTCGTAAAAATTCCGTTCAGATGAAATGCGTTATTCCCACAGTCCGGACAAGTAAATGTATCGTTTTCCTGCCCTAAAATTTCGATATCACTTGCCACGTTTTTCATCTCGCTTTCTCTTTTTATATTCATCCATTNTGATCCATCCGCCGTATTTTTTTACATACTTTACAACGGTTAATGTGTATGGATAACGCTTTTCAAATAACTTTCGTTTTAGCCTAAATTCCGGCGTTTCATAGCCTTTTACGTCCACGATTTCAATTGTCCCGTCATTGTGGATAATCTTAAAATCCGCCCGGTACTCTATCTTTCTGAAAGTCTTGCCATTCTTCCTGAAGCTATCTTGCAGCAAAAATACCGGTTGCCTTTCAAACGCCCGTATTTGCCCTGTACGGCGTTTTTCTTCCAGCATGATAAAATAGTCGGCTTCTAATTTAGAATCGAAATTTNCCCCATCTACGGACGTCCTGCGGGCATTATACTTTGTCAACCTGTTCTACCTTCTCCCGATACAATTCTTCCAATTCTTCATCCGATAAGTTTTCTAAATACTCGCGGTTGTAATTAGTCAACATCTCAATTTGAAAACACATCATTTCCCTATCCATCATCAGAATGGCAGATCCTCCTCATTAATATCTATCGTCTCNCTTCCGGGCTGAAATGGATCCGACGGGTCCGACGTGTACCGTGGTTCTTTCTTCTTTTGCTCCTGCTGTTTTGGCTCTAAGAATGAAACCTGGTCGGCAACAACTTCCGTCACATACNCCCGTCGCCCATCCTGGCCTTCATAGTTTCGCGTTTGGATGCGGCCGTCCACGCCTGCAAGCGATCCCTTATTTAAATAGTTTGCGACGTTTTCCGCCGTTTTCCGCCAGGCGACAACATTTATAAAATCTGCTTGTTGCTCGCCGTTGTTTTTAAATGGCCGGTTAACAGCCAAGGTAAAATTCACAACTGCCNCCCCGTTTTGCGTATATTTAAGTTCAGGATCGGCTGTTAATCTTCCCACTAAAATTGTTCTGTTCATCATGTTTCTCTTCTCCCTCCATAAATTTTTCAAATTCTTCATCCGTTGTATTCGGGATCAGGCCGGCTTTGAATAGATCATATTTGTCTGCCCAAAACCATGGGCCATATAGCTTTTCGTGCAGTTTTTCCAACTCTTTTCGCAGCTGCTCATTTTGGTGCGGGCTGTATTTCCCGCGGTGATGCTCCGCGCACAAAAACCGTATGTTTCGCCATCTCCCGCGGCCGCCGGCAGATTTAAAGCGTACATGGTGCGCTTCCAGGTTTTCGGTCGTCCCGCATACAAAACAAAATGCACCGTGTTTTTGTAAAGCCTGGTTATACTGTTCCTTTGTGATTTTCCCGCGCACCGACGCCATCGGGACCCGCCGGCCCTTTATTGTTTCGCCTTTCTTTTTGCGTCCTTTCCGCGGCTTTTTCCCAAGCTGTCGCTCTTTTGGATATGGCCTGTATTTAAATTCCATAGGCCATATTCCTTTCATAAATAAACGCCAGGGATGGGAATTTATTGTGCTCTTTGCGTAGGCTCCGGAATGTCACGTATTCTTTCCCGCGCAAAAGGCCAAAATCAATATCATATTCATAACAATTTACCGGATCACGGTTAAACTTGGACCGAAAAAACATCATGGCATCCTGTTTGGTTTCGGCGAAAATAAAAGCAAATTGGTTTTTGTTTAACTTTAGCGAGTATATTTTCACCTTGTTAACTCCCAAGATGTTCTTTTCATAAGACTGCCGGAATTTTTCCTGATCAATTTCTGCCCGGAAAATCTTACTCGCGTCGTCATCCAAATTGATTTTTCCGTCCGACAGCAAGCAATGGATGTAATGAGCCATAAATGGTTCTTCGTAACGGATGGCATCCTGGTATACATCCCTAACCTTCATCCTCGATCNCCCCCGTAAACTCGTTGTATCGTGCTAAAACTGTGCCGACAGGGCCATTTCTTTGTTTCGACAATATAATCTCGAGCGTGTCGTCATTAATTTCTTTGTTGTAATACTTTTCTCGATACAAGAATATGATTAAATCAGCATCCTGTTCCACGCTCCCAGACTCTCGGATATCGGACATCATTGGCCGTTTGTTATTTCTTGCTTCGACTGCCCGGGAAAGCTGGGCTAAACAGATAACCGGAATGTTAAATTCTTTGGCCATGTTTTTAAGGTTTCTGGATATCTCCGTAACCTGCTGGTGCGCATTTCCACCATAAAACTGTTCCGGCCGAATAAGTGTTAAATAATCGATAAACACAATCGGCTTTTGGTCCGGAAACTTATGCATTAGTTTCCTGGTCTTTGCCCGCATCTCCGAAATTGTCTGGCCAGCCTTATCAAATATCTGGATGTTTGTATTTGCCACTTTACCGATGACAGCTGACCAAACATTTTTCTGCTTTTCGGATAGGGCAGACAGATTATTCATTTTCAGACGGTTTATACGGCCCGTAGAAGCTATCAGTCTATTGGTTATGAGCTCCTTCGACATCTCGAGGGAAAAGACAATTGGCAGACGCCCAGACCATCCAGCCTGCTTTGCAAAATGCAGCATTACGTCCGTTTTCCCCATGCTTGGCCGGGCTGCTATAATTGTCAGCTCTCCGTCTTGGAAACCGTTCGTCATTTGATTAAGCCTGGTAAGACCGGTTGTTACGCCCTTCTTTTCTTGCTCTTTTTGCCAGGGCGCTTCAAACATTTTTACAAGGGCGTCCGTTATCGGCGTATAGTCGTCAATTTGCTGTTCATTTATAGCATCCAGGCTGGATATTACTTTTCCAATCTCCCAATTTTCTTCACGGGCAACCGTTAGGATGTTTGTTTTCTCGCGATTTTTCCAGGACTCGATTATAAGTTGCTCATATTCCTCATACTTTTCCGGGTTAGCATAGCTTTCAATTTCATTCAGATACGACACGCCGCCAAATGTTTCAGGATCCGCTAGAGTGGTTAAAGAAATGATGTCAACGCTTTTGTTTTCTTTATGTAAATCCCTCATGATGTTGAATAAACGTTGATTTCTAGCGTCTTCAAATTGTTCCGGTCTAACTGTCGTATCCGCAATCAGATAGTTTTCTTTCAAAAAGCTTCCTAAGAGTGCTTTTTCGGCTAACATTAATCCTCACCAGCATTGATGTCGTATTCAAATTCTTTCGGGCGGGTAGGAGTATTTGAGTCGCCAGTAACATAATCTTGATTTAGATAGCTTTCAAATTTTGTTCCGAACAATGTTTCTGGTCTAAGATATTGATTCATTTTCGTATCATGCAGCCATTCAGCTGTTTTTTTGTCTATAACAGTCTGAAAATCTTTTAACCTAAAACCTTCATTCCNCCTTGCTTTAATAAGTCTTTGTGTAGCTTTTGTATTTGGGCGGAAATTTTTATGGGCCGCATCGTTGAGATAGGTGACTATCTCAACATAAGGTATATTATTTGTATTATTAATAGATGTATTATTCTTCCGGAACTTTTCTTCCGGAGGGTGCGGAAGATTTTTTCCTAAGGGTAGGAACTTTTCTTCCGGAGGGNGCGGAAGATTTTTTCCTGTATCGATAGTAATAATTCTTTGCTCGACTTGTTTACTTGCATTCCTAATTATTTTTCTTTTGATATATCCACTTTCTTCAAGTGAATTTATCCACATCCTTATGGTCCTATCACTAACACCATATAAATCTGAGAAGTAAGCATTTCCCGCCCAGCAATNCCCCTTTTCATTACATAGCGCTGTGATTTCTCCATAAAGAAGTTTTGCATTTGGCTGTAATTTTTTATCGTATCTTACATCAGCTGGAATAATTGCATAATAGCTTTTATGCATGTCTTCACCCTCTTTATGCTCCTTGTTTCTCCGATGCTGCTTTAATCCACTTGTCCAATTTCTTAATGGCCGCCATTGCCTGCCTGCCGGTCAATTCTTCAAAGCTCGTAATTTTTAGTGCTTCATAAACTTTTTCCGGCGGCTGGTTACGTGCCTGTGCGAATTCCAGGGCTTTTGTTTTTATCTCNCCAATCTGTTCCGGCGTCACCATTTCATTTTGTTGTAACTTTGCATTTTCCACTTCTTCCTTGCTGGCGATACTTTTTTTGATTTCAAATCCCATTAATGCTAAAGCACGCCCAACCGCTGATGTTTCACAATTTTCAAGAGCAGAGGTTTTGTTTATGAACGTGCTGCCTTCCTTTTCATAAGCAAATCCGTTTGCACTTGGAATATTGTCTGTCAGATTTTTATAGATGCTTGCTTTCATAACGATAACGCCGTTTTCCCAGCTAATAATTTCTGTTTCAATCCTGCCGTCCGGGTATTTTTCCCAAAATTTTTCTACTCGAACATTTACCTCCACATAGTCTTTTAATGCTTCTTTTCTGTTACCTTGCTGTTGAGCCATTATTCACTCACCTCGATGGTAAAGGATGTTTGTTCCGGCTTAATTGCAACCCCTGGAACGTACATCCCGGTTGACGTATCGACAACAACCGCTTTCCCATCAACTTCCGCTATTTTCAAATTCTTTTTCAGATCTCCCCATTTAACCGATTTTTTTACAAACTCATCCAGACCGTTTTCTACAACATATTCAAGCAGCTTATTTTCGTCCTGTTTTTCCGGCGCCGGTTTGCTCGTCCGACTTTTTGACTTTCCAAACGGCGTAGATATCGTTTTTGCTTTTGGATCCTCAGCCAGCTGTTTGGCGTGGTACCGCTGGATCAGACCTTCAAAAAATTCCATATCTCCCCGGATGGATTTCTTTTGTTCCGCTTCCCAGTCGTCAATTCGTTGCCGTTCCTGCTGTGCAATTTTTACAATTTCATTTTCCTTTGCCTTGTACGCTGCTAGCTTCCTAAAAGCCCAGGTCAGGCTTTCCATGTTCGTAATTTCAAAATGCTGGCGTTCTTCCGCCGGCTGTTCTTCCCATTCTTGCAATTCAGCTTGCTGGAGTTCGTTCATACGTTTGTTCCCCTTTCAAAATTTATTTGTTTGTTGTAAACTATCATCAAAGTTCACTTTCCAATTTGCTCCTGTTCCAGCAGGGGCTTTTCCTAATCAAAAAATGATGTGACGTAAAAATTTTCTTCTTTCACTTCAATCCAGCTCGTTTCTTTACCGCGGCCGTATTTCCCCTTGCNCCCGCAGATTTTCTGGATTGTTTCATCCGCGTCGCGACGGGTTTTGTCGTCGTACAAATAAACTCTGATTGTAGCGCCTTTCTCGAGCGCCTTTTTAACGATTTCCAATTTCTGCTCGTTCGTCATCAGCGTTCACCTCCTTTCAATTTTTTCTATATATCCCTTATGCNCCCATGAAGCCGGCGGATAGTATTCGCTATATCCTTCGGCCAGATATCCAATTGGTACGGGATCGCCGGCAATCCGGTCGGACTTTTTGTCCTGCGCTTTTTTCGTCCACACCCAAGGGTTTTGCTTCATCTCAATATCTCCAGGGCATATGCCATAAGCAAAATGGATTTCTGCTTCGCTGTCAGCCGCGTCCAGGCGCCTGCTTTTATTAACATGCTGATCCCCTCCCCATAAATATTTGGGCAAAATATTTATGAAGAAAATCTTCCATCCTGTCAGCCAGAAAACACCATTTGTCACCTTGCGACTGCGGATAATAAACCGGGCCGCCGTTTTCCAAGTCCAAAATCTTTTTGTATTCGGGACGGAGTAAAATTTTTTCTTTCAGCCAAACGTGACTGCGACCGGTGCGCTCTACAAGGTCCTTCATCGACCACCAGACTTTTTCTTCTGGTTTCACGATGCCTCACCTTCCTGGTCACGCTCGATGATTGGCAAAATGCCTTCATTTTTCAGCAACGCGTAAATAAACAATCTGCCTTTCTGCGTCCATTTGGTGCTTACTCGTGCTTTATCAGCGTCGATCACATGCGTTGTTGTTTGCGTGTACCCTTTGTCCTGGTACTTTGCATACAGCAGCCAAATATCGCCTTGCTTATATTGGACGCCTAGTTCATGTAACTTTTTATTCAATGCCATCCCNCTCATGCCGTAATCTTTCGCGATTTTAGTTATGGATAGCAATGACTTATTCTGCAAAATTAAATCGTAATATGACGCTTTCGGCTGCAGTTCGTTCACCTGCTGGGTAAGCACTAAATTGTCCGTTTGCAGTTTCTGCCTTTCCTGTTCTTCTTCAATCCAACGCTTCGCCCGCTCAATTGGATCAGCGACCATGTAAGAAGGTTGGTTCGCCAATTCAATCTGCTCACGCATCCGTTTAAATTCTTTGATAAACCGCACTTTAAATTTCATTGCTTCCGGCGTTGTGTAAGCCATGGAAACTAATGTAAACGCATCTTCAGTAAGATTGTATTTTCGATACTCCCGGCCGCGTTCGTTGGTGTAAGTTGACTCCTCAAAGTTGTGGAGTGAAAATTCTTGTTCACCTGCTTCCTGGAGCTTGGTTATTTGATTTTCAATATCGCGTAAAACAGCGTCATGCCTTTTTCCAAAAACTTCAGCAACTGTCAAGCTGTCAGTAACCGGTGTATTGTCATGGATAAAAACAAGTTCTCCCATGTAAATGCCCTCCTTAATTTGCAATCTTGAATTCACTTTTGGCTTTATCGCTAAAAGCGATATGATTATCAAAAAAAATATAATCGAGNGGGATGCAGTACAGTTCAGAAATTTTCTTCATGTACTTATAAGAAATATTAGAAGGATCCTTTTCCCAACTTCTAAGTGTTTCGCGCGTAACTCCAAGCTTTTTTGCCGCCTCTTCCTGTGTCAGACCAAGTCTAACGCGCAGTGCAGGAAGCGTCATTTTTAAATACGTTGGAATTCTTTCCATCATTTTCCCTCCTTTCTATGTCTCTATTATATATCGCTTTTTGCGATATTGCAACAAAAAATTTTCTTTTTGCGATATTTTTTTTGCATAATGCATTGCATTATCGCAAAAAGCATATATAATTGAAGATAAAGGGAGGNGATGATAACGTTGGCTAGCAAAGACATAAAAGAAATATTCGCGGAAAACTTTAAACAATATAGAGAAAAAAGCGATAAAACTACAAGCGAATTAGCTGAAGCGCTCGGTGTCGCTCAATCGACTATATCAGACTGGGAAAATGCTAAAAAAATGCCAAGAGCTGGAGCACTTGAAAAAATCAGTGAGTATTTCAAGATTAACAAATCTGATTTGCTTTTAGATAAGAACGAAAACATAGCAGAAGGAAAATCTGAAATAGCCATGCTTCCTATTGTTGCAAAAATTTCTTGCGGAAACGGAGTTGTTGCTTACGAAAATATAGAAGGTTACGTCGCAACGCCACGTGAATGGTTAAATGGTGGTGAATACATTTATGTTAGAGCGAAAGGAGATAGTATGATTAATGCCCGTATAATGGATGGTGATTTGCTCTTGATTCGCAGGCAGGAAGAGGTAGAAAATGGAGAAATTGCCGCGGTCCTTGTAGATGATGAGGCATTACTAAAAAGAGTATACAAGACTGAAAATGCTTTAATTTTGCAAAGTGAAAATCCACACTATCCGCCAATTGTGCTGGATGAAAACTATAATGTAAGAATAATAGGCAAGCTGAAAAGAAATGTAATTGAGTATTAAAATGTTTGGCCAAGCATTTTATTAGGCGGGTAGCTCCCGCCTATTTTAATATCTGGAAGGTGGTAAAATGGCAAGCATACAAAAGTTAGGCAATGGTTGGCGCTATCGTGTGTCTTACAAAGATGCCGGCAAATATAAGACCAAAACGAAAGGCGGTTTTCGGACGAAAAAAGAATGCGAACTGGCTGCTGCTGAAGTGGAAAAAAAGTTGCATGTAGGGATGGACATTTCAGCCGGCGATCAATTGTTTTCAGAATACATGCGGACGTGGTTTGAGGTATACAAAAAAGGAAAGTACGACATAGAGCATGAAAGAAACATTGAACGGTCCGTAAGGCTTGTCGAAAAGTATTTTGCAGGCGTTAAGCTTAAAGAGATTACCAGGGTAATGTACCAAAAATTTTTAAACGAAATTGCTAAGGGACACACCCGGGAAACGGTAAAAAAACGGCATACCTATATAAAGGCGTGCCTGCAAGAAGCGATACAGGACGGCATAATATTTAAGGATCCGACATATAAGGNAATTATTAAAGGGGAAAAAGATGCGAAATCAGAGGAATTGAAGTACCTGAATTTTAATGACGTGCAAAAGCTTGTTGTTGAAACTAAGAAGAATTTACAACCACGGTACATTTCCCGGTATATCATTTTATTTGCGATAGCTACCGGTGCCCGTTTTAGCGAGATTATGGGGCTTACGTGGGATTGTGTGGATTTTAAAAATCGCACCATTACGATTAATAAGACCTGGGATTTTAAAGATTTACACGGCTTTAGCAACACAAAAAATTATGCATCCAAGCGTACAATAACGATAGACAAGGGCACCGCGGACATGTTACAAAATCTTAAGACGGAGCAAAACAAAAAAGCTTTACTGACAGGCCTTCGCAATGAAAAAAATCTTGTATTTGTAAACACCAAAATGCATCCAGTAACGAATAATGCCGTTAATAAAACATTACGAACACTTTGCAAAAAAATAGGAATAAAGGAGATAACATGCCACGGTTTGCGCCATACACACGCTTCTATGCTCTTATATAAGGGTGTTAACATTAAATATATCTCCCGCCGTCTTGGACATAAAGATATTGTGACAACTTTGCAAACTTATTCGCATATTTTGGATGAAATGGAACAGGCGGAATCCAGAGTTGTAGACGACACAATGGAGGATGTTTTTCGTGCAAAATCCGTGCAAAAAAATTTTTAAAACCCTTATATTCTTTTACAAACTGGACAATAAAAAAACGACCGCAAATGCAGTCGTATCAAGGGGTTCAGCGATTTTATTTTCAACTATTTAAAACCTAATGACGTCCCCAGGAGGGATTCGAACTTATAATAGGAAAAGACTGATATATAAGGGTTTATAGGCATATGCAAAAAACCAAATGCAAAATAAATGCAAAATCATTTTGTTTCTGCAAAAGTGAGCACCTGGGCATTCATCCCGGACAGCCACTTTTGCAGTTTTTCTTTTCTGTGGATGGTGGTGGTAAAATTTGAGGATATTTATCAAATAAAAAAATAATGTGTTTTTATGTAAGGGAATTATGTTATAATAATACCGAAAATTATTACATATAGGGGGAATTAGAGTGGCTAAAGAAGGAAAAACTAAAAAACCATTTTATAAGAAATGGTGGTTCTGGGTGATTGTTGTAATTATTGTCGCTGGGGCAATAGGTTCAAATGGAGGGAACGACGATTCTGCAAAAGATTCTAAAGATAGCAAGAGTACTACTGCTTCCTCGCCTAAAAAAGCTGCATCCAAGAAAGAATATAAAATTGGCGACACTGTTAAAGTTGGTGACATGCAGTACAAGGTTACAAAAACCTCAACTACTAAAAAGGTTGGCCCATCAGCATTACAGGAAACGGCAAACGGTACATTCTTAGTCATAGATTTGAATGTAAAGAATAACGGGAATGAAGCCGTAACGGTTGACTCGAGCTTTTTCAAGCTAAAGCTCGGATCTAAGACATATGAAGCTGATGCGGAAGCAAGTATGTCGGCTAACCAAAAAGAAGATGGATCTATTGATAACAGCTTTTTCATGCAGGATCTAAACCCAGGATCAGAAATGGGCGGCAGAGTTGTTTTTGATGTGTCCGAAGATGTCGCTAATTCTTCTGATCTAAAAGTACAAGTCCAAACGGGCGCTTTTGGTACGGAAACAGAAAACATCAATTTAAAATAAGCATTTTCCTCCTCGATTATGGGGAGGATTTTCATGAATAAAAAAGGAGCAGGCTAACCACCTGCTCTATTTTTGTGCAGGCATAGGGGGGTATTTTTTACAAATACATGGACAATTGGAACGCCTGCTAACAAAATTATAAGAAAATTGGCTTATTTTGTCTATAGGCCTCGAAAAAATTTTTTGGGATTTTTTGGCGGGATCACTTTTTTCAAAAACCAATAAAAAAATTCAAAAAACGTATTGACAATGTACATACAAAATGATACAATGAAATCAAGATAAGGAAAGGAGATAAGAGAAATGAACGTTATGAAACGGGCTTGGGAGATTGCTAAAGCAGGGCAACGTAAATTTGGCGGAAAGGTAAAGGAATACTTTGCAGAATCTCTCCGGCTCGCATGGAAGGAGGCAAAAGAAGCAAAAGAAATTACGGTGGAAGATGT